ATACTTCTAATTCATCCATCATATCTAAATACTCCAGTCAGACGATGCTTCCAGTTAACATTAGACAAGTCTTCTATACATGACTGTCTACCCTTGAGACTATGAAGAAACTCATGGTCATTCAACATAATACCGCAATGGACCTCAAGGCCCATGATTCGAAAGGTAACTACATCACCTTGTTTAGGTGTATCTACTTTACGCCAAGCAGCGCCTAAACTATGTTGGGCGCTTTTAATAGCGATATCGGCTACTGCCTCGTTATCTAATTCAGAATACATATAGGTTGGCAAGGTCTTGTTTAGAACCTCTTTAGAATAAAGTTTAGCGATGCCATAACAATCAGCACCATCAAATGTTTCGCCACACACTACATAAGGTATTCCTATGAATTTAAGGATGCTCATCCTAACTCCTTTGTAAATGACTTACCATAACCCTCTTGTGAAGGGTTACAGTCAATCATCTGAATAATCCTGGAAAATGCACAGGGTCATAAGTCTCCGCTGGGAAACCAACTGACATTGTGTTAAGTACTTCTAGGTCACCAGTGATGGTGAGTGCGTCATATTGGACGCCTCGTAATGTTAGAAAATCTAGTCGTTTTTCTACAATATCTGGGTAAGCGCTACTGATCAACTCGACAGTTAACACCGGCGGAATAGCCTGTCCTCGTATTGCCTCTATAATCTCATTTGAAACGTTAGAGATTACTAAAGACACTCGTGGCAATTTTTCACCGTCATCTGAAGGAAGATTAAGTTTAAATGGAAACGGTTGATATGTGATTCCATTGCTTATGATCGATTCGTTATTATTAACTAAATAGAGAGGCGGATTGCCAAGTGTTTCAATGGTCAATAGATACAACCAAGCCACTGGTGAACTAATGGCTTGGATATCTCTTTGATTTTCTGGATGGACTAGTACTGTCATAGTGTAGCCCAACTTGGCATTTGTTCCCACTTCATCGATGCTTCAAACACATTACGATCTATCCACTTGATGATAGGAGGTGCTGTCACTCGTACAACAATCTCTAAGCCATCTTGTGGACGTTTAATACGTGTAGGTAAAACGCCACCTTGCTGTGAAACTCTAAACCATTCAACGAAATCGTGATACTGAGCTGCCTTTAGTGTAAGAGTTGTTTCAATAGTTCTTACTAATCCAGTAGTACGTCTACGAACCTTTACTTCCATATCGTCCATAGCGCTACGAATGGTATTGGCAGCGTACGACTCGTTCCAACTTTGCATACATCCATCTATTGATGACGGACGTGGCGCAATGCTTATTGACATAAATTACTCCTTTATTGCGCTGCGCGAGTTAAACCGTAAGAGGTACGCATAGACTTATCCATAGATCCTGATCCAAACATTTCTTTAACCTTCTTCTCAATCATAATGTCAATCTGTTTAGATCCATCTTGATTAGTGGTTTCTGCGGTAGTCACGGTTGTATCAGCGTTATTGTAAACGTTAACTGTGGTTGGAGCCGCAGTGACGCCTAGTTTACCATCGCCACCTCTTTTAAGAGGCATAATGGCTTCAGGACCAGATTCGCCCATAACCCCAATGCGACCTTGAGTTGCGCCAAAGACGCCACCTGTAGCGAACTTAAACACTTGAGGTGAGGTAGAAACGTCGCTCATACTAGCGCCACTGGCACCGCCAAATAGACCGCCTAACCATGAACCAAATCCACCACCACCGCTTCCAGCGGTTGCGCCTGGTAATGAATTCTTAATACTATCCATTAGCGGTTTCATGATGGTCAATTGAACAATCATCTTAGCGATATCTTTGAGAACAGATTCAGTAAACTTCGAGAATGAGAACTCAGCTTGACCTAACGTGTCAATAAAGTTATTAACAGCGTTCGACGCGTTACGATCAATAGCGTCAGTGATCCCTTCACTCATCTTCTTGAGTTCAAGATTAACACCTTCAACTTCAGCCTTCAATTTCTCGGCCTGTGTAGCGTTCAGTTTACCTTCAGCCAAAGCCTCATCAATCATTTGTAACTGAGTGGCAACATCTTCAGCAGCCTTAGCAGAGCCATTGATTTTCTTAGTTAGATCGTAGAACTTATCAGTACCTTTGCCGAGCGTATCTTGCAATTGTTCTAAATCTTCTTTATATTTCTTAAGAATGACTGGATCGGTTGTATCGAGCATTAACATCTGCATGTAAGCGATCTTCTCAGTTAACTGAGGAACGCCATCTTGCGCCTTTTCAATTCCTTGGCGCCACTGTTCGAATGGATCTCCAGCGGCTTTAAGTTTATCTATCTCTTCTTGTAAATGAGTAATCATCTGAGGATTAGTCTCAGTGGATAGAAGCTTGTACATATAAGCTAGCTTCTGATTCACCATCCCTAGATCTTCTTTGAAGTTTTGTAAACCTTCTACAAAAGACTTCCACGCGTCACGACCGGTTTTAGCGGCATTCTTTGCCGGATTGGCGAAATTCTCAGTAAATCCTTCACCAGTCTTCTTCGTGGCGCCAGCGATATCGTTCATCTGGAGTTTCGTGAGAAGTAGGTCTGATTTTAATACTTCTAATCCTGATGTATCGAAGCCAAACGCCTTCTTAACAGCGATACCCGCATCAATCGCGGCAATACCAATATCAACAAAGAGATTCTTAACAGCTGTCCAATTAAGAACGACCACACCGGCGATCGCTACTATTGCGGTAAACGGGTTAGCCAATGCAGCGGCTAACATCGCTCGCGTGTACATCAAAACAGCTTCGAGTAATGGTCCTGCGAACACGATGGCTAACAACTCCGCAACCTTTATAATGTCATCCATACTAGCCGCAACGTCTTTAGAAAATGCGATTAGATTTCCAAACACATAAGTAGCCACCTGTCCGACCTGTTCTAAGGCAACAGTAATCTTTTCATTGATCTGAAAGGCCTTTGCGAACTCTACCTTAAATTGTGTAAATTGATTGTTGATTACATTTAAACTCTGTGAGATACGACGCGGTAAATTACCAAAAGACTCAGAGATCTTACCATCACTATCTTTCAAAGCGTCAACTAGAATCTGTGAGGTAACTTTACCTTCACCACCCATCTTACGTAACTGACCAATGGTAATGCCTAAAGATTCGGCAATTCGGTTGGCAACTGTCGGTGCACGCTCTAACAGTGAGATCATCTCGTCACCACGTAACGAGCCTGAGCCTAACGCTTGTGAGAATTGAAATACTGCACCAGAGGCTTCTTCAATGGAGCCGCCAGTGGCACCTAATTTCAAGAAGTTCTCAGTAACCTTTTGAATCTCTTCGTTAGACGAACCTAACGATTTCATACCAATAGACATACGACGCATCGCATCGGCGGTCTGTTCTAACGGTAAACCTAATGAGTTTGACGTCTCTTGAACACGCATCATCATATCAGCGGCGCGCTCGCCACTTCCAAGAACCGCTTTAAACGATCCTTCTAACGACAACATTGCTTCACGAGTTTTAGCGAAACCTGCAATGCTATTAAACGCGTTTGAGACTAACGCCATACCATTTGACAGGGCAGTAGTGGCTACGTTAAATTTTACCATCGCACCTTGAATACCAGTAAATTGGGACTCAACGGCCTTTGACGCTCCGCCAAACTTCTCTAATTCTTTTGTGGCTTGCGCCATACCGGCGGTAAACGCTGCGGTTTGTGCTTCTAGCGTGACGACTAGTGCGCCAACGTCATTATTTCCAGCCATTACTATCTCCTTCTCTTATACCCACCACGGATAGCCATACGGCCGGCTTCTTTATACAATTCTGTCTTCATACCTTGAACCATTAACTCAGCGATCTCACGTTTGTGTAAAGCCCAGGTCTGGGCGATACCTGTACCAGCTGAATCAAAGTTACCTGAAGATGCGGACACCTTTGTGCCATCTTTACGGGTGTAGGCTTTTCTACCTACATCCAAAACTTTATAGTATTGGCGACTGTTCAGTCCAACCTTTACTTTGTTATTGCCCATATACTTCATAGTAATGGACTTGCGAAGGAGACCTTTCTCTCCTTTAGGCGCAGCACGCCTCATGAACGTGCGCAAACGGGAGCCAGCCATCCTGACTCCTGCTCGCACAATATTCTTATTCACCTTCTCAGGCAAGACTTTCATCGCCTCTAGTAGAGAATCAAGTCCATCTAATTGATAACCACTATCTTCTTTTGAGGTATCATAACTCATTTAGTTAGTCCTTTCACAAGATCATCTGGGCTACTGAGAAGGTTTTTCTGACCACCGAGTTTCTGGGCAGTCTCATGTTCTTGCGCCTTACGCTGATAGAAATATATCCAACCAAGATATTCGGTGGCTGGCATCTTTTCCTTCAGTTCATAGAGCGGAAGTCCAAGAGTTTCCGCTAGACTGTAGAGGCCAAATTCGTGGTCGCTAAGGGCTTTCCCGCTGTGTCACCACTTAGGCCTGTAACTTCAAGAACGGCCTGCATTAGTTTAATATATTCACCGAGACCTAGGTTATTCACGGATTCACCTATAGGTTGACCATTCACGAAGATAGATTTTTTAACCAACGCCATTTGGAAATCTTTAGGCGACTTCTCCATCAAATCAATGATTGGAAATAGTACACCAACGGTTGGTTCACGTACTTCATATGTACCGCTTTCTAATACTACTTGTGTTGTTTTCATGTATGCTCTCACTTTTAACGGCTCACCAATTAAAAGACTACGGAAAGTAGGGTGAGCAACTACCTTGTCGGCTTTCGCCTATCCGTGTCAAAAGTTTACTACTCTAATCCACTCATAAGAATGGACTAGATAGTTTACCTTACACTGTTGGTGTAACGAAACGATGTACTGGCTTAGATGCCAATGTGGCTGTACCGTTAAACGCGATAGCGCCATCTAATGGGAGATCCCATGTCAATTGGCTAACAGCTAAAGGCGCAATGATGAAACCGTTTGAAGGTAGTTCAATACGGATCATGCGTGTTAAACCATCTTCTGCAGCGGCTAACAGTGCTGGGTAATCTTCAGCAGTAATATCTACATAACCACCGAATGTTAGAGTACCAGCCTGAACTACAACAGAAGGAATAGAAGCAGTTGGATCGCAGTATGTACCAACAGAAACGGTTCCAGGTGTGTCAGAGTTAATGGCCAATGCGTTCAAACAGAGGTTAGTAAACTTAGAAAATACCTTCGCAGTACCAGTGAACAATGTTGGCGGCTCTGTAATAGCAGTAGAGTCGGCGCCAATCAATTCGATTTCAGTGCTAGAAGTGTTTGGACCTGCTACGAATGTTTTACCATCCAATAGAGCAAAGGTCGTACCAGCGATAGTTACTAAATCGCCTGGTTTTGCGGTGTTAATCGCAGTGATAACAGTTGGATTGCTTGACGAAATGCCGGT